ATGTCCAACTCACGGCAAAAAAGAATGTCCAACTGAGGTAAGTGAGGCAACTCGTTTGCAAGCAGACACTGGTAACATTCTTGCAGTTATTCTTTCATGGAAGGGCAAAACATATTCTGTTAAAATGTTCTTTCCTCAAGTTGGAATGCCAAATAGAAAGGATGTAACATCAGAAATTCAAAAAATTTATCCTGGTGCATTGGTTCTTCAATATAATGTTTCTTCACTTCAACCAGGAATGCCACTAATTCAAGTTGTGAATTCTAAATCAAAAAACTATCTTTTGAATAATGGAACTATTGGAGAAGAGAAACTTGAAGAAGAGGGTCCTGTATTATCAGTAGGCAGAGGAGAGAAACTTCCAGTAAGTAAAGGTGCTGGACTTACTGCTAAAGGAAGAGAAAAATATAATCGTGAAACTGGTTCTAATCTTCAAGCACCTGTAACTGGTGACGTAAAACCGGGAAGTAAAGCAGCAAAACGTCGTAAAGACTTTTGCTCTCGCAGTAGAAGTTGGAAAGGAGAAAGAGGATTAGCAGCAAGAAGACGTTGGAAGTGTTAATTCATACCTTTTCATTCTTATAAATAATAGTAATGAAGAGGTATGAAAAATGAATAGTAAGTCTTGTACTAGATGTAAAGTAATAAAAGTAGCGGATCTAATAAATTTTCCGCCACATAATAAGAAGAAAGATGGATTGGATAGTTGGTGTAGAAAATGTAGAGCATCTTATAGAAGTGAAATAAACAGAGGTAAATTTAGAGGTCAACTTTCTGATGATGAAGTTAAAAAATTAAAAAAACAAGAAAAGTGTGATATATGTGGAGGAACTGAAAACTCTGGATCTAGAAATAATAAACATTTAGGAAAACTTTATGCCTTAGTTATGGATCACAATCACAAAAATGGAAAATTTAGAGGTATGCTCTGCAATCACTGCAATAGAGGATTGGGAAATTTTAAAGATAATATACAAAATTTAGAAAAAGCAATTTTATATTTAAAAAATAGGAGTTAATTTATTATGGCTGATAACATTTACTTAGGTAATCCTTTATTAAAAAAGGCAAATACCTCAATGGAGTTTACTCAGGAACAAATTCTTGAGTTTATGAGGTGTAAAGACGACCCTGTATATTTTGCAAAAAATTATGTAAGAATTGTAACTCTTGATCATGGACTAATGCCATTTGATCTTTATCCTTTTCAAGAAAAACTTGTTAATAATTTTCACAATAACAGATTTAATATCTGTAAAATGCCTAGGCAGACTGGCAAAAGTACTACTGTAGTATCATACCTTCTTCACTATGCAGTTTTTAATGATAATGTAAATATTGGTATTCTTGCGAACAAAGCAGCAACCGCAAGAGAACTTTTGGATCGTCTTCAAACTGCATATGAAAATCTTCCCAAGTGGATGCAACAAGGTGTCATTTCCTGGAACAAAGGTTCATTAGAACTTGAGAATGGATCTAAAATTATGGCTGCCTCAACTTCAGCTTCTGCTGTTCGTGGTATGTCTTTTAACATATTATTTTTGGACGAATTTGCGTTTGTTCCAAATCATATTGCAGAGTCATTTTTTGCATCAGTATATCCAACAATTACTTCAGGTCAAAACACAAAGGTAATTATTGTTTCAACACCACACGGTATGAATCATTTTTATCGAATGTGGCACGATGCCGAAAAAGGCAAAAATGGATATATTTTTACTGATGTGCATTGGAGTGAAGTTCCCGGTAGAGATTCTGCCTGGAAAGCACAGACAATTGCTAACACAAGTGAACAACAGTTTAAGGTTGAGTTTGAATGCGAATTTCTTGGATCTGTTGATACATTGATTGCACCATCTAAACTCAGGAACTTCGTCTATGACCATCCTAAGACCCGTAATGCTGGTTTAGATGTTTATGCGAGTGCAAGTGAGGATTGTGATTATATAATGACTGTAGACGTTGCTAGAGGGGTAGGAAACGATTACTCAGCATTCGTTGTGGTAGACATTACACAGTTTCCCCATAAGGTTGTGGCAAAATATAGAGATAATGAAATCAAGCCAATGATGTTTCCAAGTGTAATTTATGAAGTCGCAAAAAATTACAACAATGCTTTTATCTTATGCGAAGTAAATGATGTAGGAGATCAGGTTGCTAGCATCCTTCAATACGACCTTGAGTATCAAAACATTCTAATGTGTTCTATGAGAGGTAGGGCTGGTCAGATAGTTGGTCAAGGATTTTCTGGTAAGAAAACTCAATTAGGAGTTAAGATGTCCAAGACGGTTAAAAAAATTGGATGTCTTAATTTAAAAACAATGATTGAAGAGGATAAACTTATCTTCAATGATTACGAAATTATTAGTGAACTTACAACTTTCATTCAGAAACATAATTCTTTTGAGGCGGAAGAAGGTTGTAATGATGATCTAGCAATGTGTCTTGTAATATATGCTTGGTTAGTTTGTCAGGATTATTTTAAAGAACTTACTGATCAAGACGTTAGAAAACGTCTTTATGATGAACAAAAAAATCAGATAGAACAAGATATGGCACCCTTTGGGTTTGTTTCTGATGGGTTAGATGAAACAAGTTTTGTTGATTCTGAGGGTGATCGTTGGTTTGCTGATGAATATGGTGATAGATCATATATGTGGGAATACAGGTAGCAGTGGAAATTGATAAGCAAATAAAATTAAGTCATTTATTACTCAATGACAGAAAATGTAGAGTTTGTGGTGAACTTAAAAATTTAGTAGGAGAGTTTTATAGAACACGTAAAGATAGAGGACCTGTTGCATCTTCGTATTCTTATGAGTGTAAAGAATGTGCCAAAAAAAGAGTAAATGAACGTAAAAAAAATAAATCATCTTCAATTGAATACAAATATCCTGATTGGTGATACTCACGGCTCGTTTCCCCAGTGTAAAGTAGTTTTTTAATAAATATTTCCAGACAAACAGAGAATTACGGAGAAAAAAATGGCGACTCCTCAATTATCTCCAGGCGTACTCGTCAGAGAGGTTGATTTAACAGTAGGAAGAGCTGATAATGTTTTAGATAACATTGGAGTGATTGCTGGTCCTTTCCCAATCGGTCCCGTAGATTATCCAATTGATATATCAACCGAACAAGATTTAATTAGTGTTTTTGGTAAACCACTTTCAACAGATTCACAATATGAGTACTGGATGAGTTGTTCATCCTTCCTTTCATATGGTGGAGTTATGAAGGTTGTTAGAACTGCTGGTTCAACACTAAACAATGCTAATGCTGGTGTTGGTACATCCTCTACAAATGCTATAAGAATTGATAACTACGATGATTATATTAATAATCATGAAGACGCTACAAATTATACATACGCAGCAAAGAACCCTGGATCTTGGGGAAATGGATTAAAAGTTTGTTTCATTGATGATGCTGCAGATCAAATTATTGGTATTGGAACAACAAATCCAGGAGCACTTGGTGCAACGATTGGATTTGGAGTTACTACATCTCTTTCTAATCTTGTAATTGCAGGAGCAGCTTCAACATCAACATTTACTGGAGTTCTTAAGGGCATTATTACAGGTATTACGACCGATGCAACAAACGGCAATAGTAGTATTGAAGTAAAAGTTGTATCAAGAGTTTCTACAGCAGGAACAACTGCAGGTACAGAAACAAGGGTAGAATATGCAGAGGGGTCCACTCAAGCATCATATTTAACCTCAAGCACTATTCGTTTTATTAATAACTCCGGTATTACTACTGGAAGCACTTTAGGACTTGCTGGAGTAACTCCAACATCTGTTTCTGATTGGTATGAGAACCAAACTCTTGGTTTGACTAATGCAACAATTTTCTGGAGAGAACTTGCACCAAAGCCAACCACTAGTCAATATACGGCTCAAAGACAAGGTTATGGTGACGGACTTCACATTGTTGTTGTTGATGATAAGGGGACAATTACAGGAAATACAGGTACACTTTTAGAGACACACTTGGGTCTTTCAAAGGCACTGGATGCAGTATCTGCTGTAAATTCTCCACAGAAAATCTGGTACGAAGATTACCTTGCAGATTTTTCATCTCAAATTTATGCTGGTGGAAATCCCTCAAGTGCTGCTGATGCATATCACGGAACCTCTCCGAAAGCAACTGGGTTCTCTACTTCATTTACTCCAATCACCACTGGAAATGGACTATGGGGACAAGATGCACAAGGTGTAACATTTGCTGCAATTGGAAATAAAACTTATACATTAGGGGGTGGGGTTGATTATTCTGCTTCTGGTGGAATGCAAGCAACTCTTGGTGATTTAATCACTTCATATAATTTGTTCTCAAACAAAGATGAGGTTCAAGCTGATTATATCATCATGGGTCCTTCATTACAATCAGTAAGTGATACTCAAGCAAAAGCAGGATTCTTAATCTCTCTTGCAACTCAGAGAAAAGATTGTGTTGCAACAATTGGAGCTCACAAAGCTGATTTAGTTGGTGTTACAAACACAACGACACAAACAACTAATTTAATTAGGTATTTTAGTTCACTTTCATCTTCATCGTATGCAATATTTGATAGTGGATATAAGTACACCTACGACAGATTTAATAACAAATTTGTTTATATTCCTTGCAATGCTGACGTTGCAGGTTTAATGACCCGCACTAATATTGTTGCTTATCCATGGTTCTCTCCCGCAGGACAACAACGTGGAATTCTTAATAATGCAATTAAACTTGCATACAATCCAAGCAAAGCACAAAGAGATCAACTCTATCCAAAAAGAATTAATCCAATTATAACTCAACCAGGAATTGGTACTCTTCTTTTCGGAGATAAAACTGCTCTTGGATATGCATCTGCTTTTGATAGAATTAACGTTCGTCGTTTGTTCCTTACAATTCAACAAGCACTTCAAAGATCTGCAGAAGCACAACTCTTTGAACTTAATGATGAGTTAACAAGAGCAAACTTTAGAAACATTGTTGAACCATTCCTTCGTGATGTTGAAGCAAAAAGAGGTCTTTATGGATTCTTAGTTGTTTGTGATAAAACAAATAATACCCCCGACGTGATTGATAACAATGAGTTTAGGGCAGATATCTTCCTGAAACCCGCTAAATCTATCAACTTTGTAACATTAACATTCGTCGCGACTCGCACAGGAGTGAGTTTTGAAGAAGTTGTTGGTACTGTTTAATCATTAATAAATAACACAAGGAGGTAACTAAAAGTGGCACTCAAAACAATCTCACAATTTAAAAGCACCTTAGCTGGTGGTGGTGCAAGACCCAATTTATTTGAGGTAGAATTAACAACATTCCCATCCGCAATTCCTGGATGGGACGCTGATACATTTAAATATCTTTGTAAGGCAGCTAACTTGCCTGCATCTACTATTGCTAGTATTGATGTTCCATTTAGAGGAAGAACATTCAAAGTTGCTGGAGACAGATCTATTGATGTTTGGACTGTAACTGTTATTAATGATGAGAATTTCAAACTTCGTAGATCGTTTGAAGCTTGGATGGAACTAATAGCAAAACTTGATAATAATCTTGGAGCAACAAATCCAAGTTCTTATATGAGTAATGCAACTGTTTATCAACTTGGAAGAGGAGCTACTGTTAACAGCACAACTAATGCAGGAACAGACAGTTCTATTTTGGCAGCATATCAATTTATTGATATTTTCCCAACAGCAGTTTCTGCTATTGATCTATCTTACGATAGTGGAGATACAATTGAAGAATTCACAGTTGAATTCCAAGTTCAATCATTCTCACTCATTAGTGGAACTACGGCAGCAAAAGGTTAATAAATAGGTAAAAGATAAAAATTAAAATAAATTATGGCAAAACTTTTTGGGTTTTCTATTGAAGACACAGAACCACTATCTCCTGGAGTAGTCTCTCCCGTTCCTCCTAATACCGAGGACGGGAATGACCACTATATGAGTAGTGGTTTTTTTGGTACATCATTAGATATTGAAGGTGTTTATAAAACAGAACAAGATTTACTTAAAAGATATCGTGAAATGTCACTGCACCCAGAGTGTGATAGTGCAATTGAAGACATTGTAAATGAAGCTATCGTATCAGATTCAAATGATTCTCCAATTCAAATTGAGTTATCTAATTTAAATGCAAGTGATGGAATTAAGAAAAAAATAAGAGAAGAGTTTAAATATATTTTATCTTTACTAGATTTTGATAAAAAATCTCATGAAATTTATAGAAATTGGTATGTAGATGGAAGAATATTTTATCACAAAGTAATTGATTTGAAGAGTCCTCATGAAGGAATTCAAGAGTTGCGTTATATAGATCCACTTAAAATGAAATATGTGAAGCAACAGAAGAAAAGTGAGAAAGATAGATATAGATTGGCAAATATCAGAAGTGATAATCCAATGGATTATGAGTTTCCTGAAATAGAGGAATACTTCATTTACACTCCAAAAGCAAGTTATACTTCAGGAGATCCATCTGGTTTTGGTGGGAATGCTGGAGTCAAAATGACAAAAGATTCTATCACATATTGCACCTCAGGTCTTGTAGATAGAAATAGAGGAAATACTCTTTCATATCTTCACAAAGCAATTAAATCTCTTAATCAACTTAGAATGATT